GTCCCAGCTGACTCTGAGCGGCCTTACTTATACCAAAACGGAAACGTACATCGACAGTGAAAAAATGCACCAGACGGTGTATGAAATGGAGGTTTTAATCAATGGCTAATAAGGTTAAATACGGCCTTCAGTCAGTCTACTACGCGAAAGCGACGATTGATTCGAATAATGTCGCGACCTATGACACGCCGGTTGCGTGGCCGGGTGCGGTCAACCTGTCACTCTCTGCGGAAGGTGACACGACCAAATTCCGTGCCGACAATATCGATTACTGGGTCGGGCAGAGCAACAACGGCTACAGCGGCGACTTCGAATCGGCTCTGATCCCGGACAGCTTCCGGAAAGACATTCTCGGATACATCGAAGGCACAGGCGGAATCCTGGTCGAAGACGCTCAGGCGAAGACCACGCCGTTCGCGCTTATGTTCCAGTTTGAAGGCGACGAGAAGAACACCAGGCACGTTTTCTACAACGTGACCTGCACACGGCCTACTGTTGCCGGCCAGACTACGGCAGAGACCATCGAACCGCAGACTGAGACCGTTACGTTCACGGCTGTGGCGATCCACAACTCCGCGCTGAATAAAGACATTATCAAGGCATCCGCTCCGGAGACCACTTCCGGCGCGTACACGACTTGGTTCACCAGCGTTTACACGAACATCACTACAACCTAATCACTGACAGGAGGGCATCATGTACCGGGAAGTTAAAGTTGGGGAAACTCTGGTGCCGATGCTTGCCAATGCAGCCACCGCGATCCGTTACAAGCAGGTGTTCGGAAAGAATATCCTGGCTTATTTCATGGGTACGGCTAAGAACGAGGACATTGCGGAAGCAGTCCAGGAACTGGCCTACATCATGGCAAAGGCCGCGGACAAGGCTGACATGACCAAGCTGAACATCGACGATTATATCGAATGGACGAGTCAGTTCAACGGTTTCGACCTGCTGAAGGCGAGCGACCAGATTCTGGCTCTGTACCAGGGCAACGAAGTCTCGAAATCATCGAGCAAAAAAAAACACGACCGACCGAACGCGAAATGACGGTCGGCCTTTACTTGTTGAGGGCGTTCCAGGTCGGCTTACACATGGCTGATCTGGAACAACTCGACCAGGGCGATGTAATGGACATTCTGATCGAGTCCGGGAACGACAACTGCGAATATCGGCAGATTGCAACTCAGGACGATTTTGACAGGTTTTAAGAATGGCGGACAGAATCAAGGGCATCACAATAGAGATCGGCGGCGATACAACAAAGCTGAGTGACTCACTAAAGAAGGTCAATTCCTCGCTGAAGAACACTCAGGATTCGCTGAAAGATGTCAACAAGCTTCTGAAGCTCGATCCGAACAACACGGAACTGCTCCGGCAGAAGCACGAGCTGCTCGGCAAAGCTGTTGCCGATACTAAAGAAAAACTTCAGGAAGAGAAGAAGGCACTCGAAGCACTCCAGAACGCTCCGAACGCTTCCGAGACCGTCGACCAGCAGAACGCGCTGAAGCGTGAGATCATTGCGACCACCGCGTCCCTGAAGGACTACCAGAAGGAGCTGTCGCAGTCGAACGTTACACTGACAAAGATGAAAAACATCTCTGCCGATGTGGCGGCGAAGACCAAGCGTCTTTCGATGGCTGCTGCCGGCGTGGGTGCTGCTCTGCTTGGAAATGCCTATAACGCAGCGAAGACGGCTGACGACCTGAACACGCTCGCGAAGCAGTACGGTGTGACCACAGCGCAGATCCAGAAGATGAACTTCGCGCAGGACACCATCGATGTCAGCACCGAGGACATGCTTGCGTCTATGGCGAAGCTGACCAAGCAGATGGGCGCGGAATCGGCAGTGTTCGACCAGCTCGGCGTGTCCATCACGGATATGTCCGGGAACTATCGGTCTGCGGAAGATGTCTGGTATGACACACTCGAAGCTCTTTCGAAGATCACGAACGAGACCGAACGTGACATCATTGCTCAGGAGCTGTTCGGGAAATCGGCAGCAGAACTCGCCGGAATCATTGACGATGGCGGCGCAGCACTCCGGGCAATGGGTGACGAAGCCGAAAGCATGGGCCTCATTCTGTCTCAGGACGCTCTCGACAGTGCGAACCAGTTCAACGACGCAATCGACCGGCTGAAGGCAACCGCGTCCCAGGCATTTCTGGAAGCCGGCGCGTCCCTGGCTGAATCCCTGATCCCGGCTCTGGAATCATTGGTGGAGAACGTGAGCGCGGTTATTACATGGTTCGGGGATCTCGACGGAAGCACACAGACGCTTATTTTGGTTTTTGCCGGACTGGTTGCCGCTATATCTCCGGTAGCGTCGTTAATTGCAGGAATATCGACAGTCTTGATGTTCCTGACAGGTCCGATTGGGATCGTTGTGCTGGCTATCTCCACATTGATCGCGATTGGCGTGGCATTGTATCAGAACTGGGACGATATAATCGCGTGGGCCGGACGGCTTGCTTCGGCGGTTAAGGACAAATTCACAGACATTAAAAACACCATCACGGACAAGATCAACGCCGCGAAGGATGCGGTTCACAATGCTATCGAGAAGATAAAAGGGTTTTTCAACTTCGAATGGCATCTTCCGCATCTGAAGCTTCCACACTTCAGCATCAGCGGCGAGTTCTCGCTGAATCCTCCGTCCGTGCCGCACTTCGGGATCGAGTGGTACAAGAAAGCCTATCAGAACCCGGTCATGTTCACTTCACCGACTGTCCTGCAAACTCCGGGCGGTCTCAAAGGCTTCGGAGATGGTGCCGGTGCGGAAGTGGTCATGGGTCTGGAAAAGTTGAAGGAAATGGTCGGAAGCGGTGAGAGCATCAACATAAACGTTTATGGCGCACAGGGTCAGGATGTAACCGCGCTGGCTCATGAGGTCGAGCGTGTCCTGGTCAGGGCGCAGAGAAGCAGATCGGCGGTGTTTGCATGATCAATTACTTAACATACGGCGGAACTAATCTCCGGGAATTTGGCGTGTATGTCAACGGAACGTACACCTACTCGTCTCCGGAGCGGAGCATAGAGCGAATCGTGGTTCCGGGCCGGTCCGGAACGCTGACCATTGACAACCAGCGATACGAAAACATCGAGGTCAGTTACGCGGCGTTTATCGTCCGGGACTTTCCTGTGAACATCGAAGGCCTGCGGAACTATATCGGGAAATCTGCCGGCTATCGTCGCCTGGAAGAGACATATCACCCGGACGAATACAGAATGGCGCGGTTCGTGTCTGGCCTTCAGGTCGAAGCCACACCGCTCCTCCGGGAAGGCCGGTTCACGATGGTGTTCGACTGTATGCCGCAGAGATTCCTGAAGTCGGGCGAGCTGGTTACGGAGTTCACCTCGAACGGAAACATCTTCAACCCGACAAGCCGACCGGCGAAACCACTGCTCCGGGTCTGGGGCAACGGCCAGCTGGGGATCGGGTCCGCAACGCTGATTATCTCCAACACGACGAACTACACCGACATTGACTGCGAAACGATGGACGCATATTACGGAGCGACGAACCGGAACAGCAATATCTCAGGAACGTTCCCGACGCTGAATCCCGGCCAGAGCGGTATCACGCTGGGTGCCGGCATTACTAAGCTTCAAATCACTCCGAGATGGTGGCAACTATAAAATTATGATCCCTATTCTCTACGAATCAACTGAAACAACCTTCACGAGCAACGGTATTGGGCGTTTGTCTGATGCCGTTTCTTGTGTGGTTTCCGAAGAACGGAACGGGCCTTACGAGCTGGAGATGGAGTACCCGACCACCGGGATCCATTACAGTGACATCCAGCTGTTCCGGATCATCTTCGCGGTTCCGGCAGACGGAAAGAGCGGTCAGCCGTTTGAGATCTACGAGATCAGCAGGCCGCTCAACGGCGTGGTCACTGTCCGGGCGTGGCATTTGTCCTACCGGCTGAACAAGATCGTGGTCAAACCGTTCACGGCGGCGAGCTGTTCGGCTGCGCTGACCGGACTCAAGAACAACTCAACGACCACGAATCCATTCACTTTCGGGACGGACAAAAACGTGTCTGCAAACTTCACCGTCAAGACTCCGACCGAGTGCCGGGGACTGCTCGGCGGTCAGGCTGGATCCATTTTGGACGTGTTCGGAAAAGGTGACTACGAGTTCGACAAATTCCAGGTCTATCTGTACACCAACAGAGGCGCGGACAATGGCGTGACGATCAGATACGGCAAGAACCTGACCGATCTGGACGCTGAGATTGGAATGGATACCGTATACACCGGGATCGTGCCGTATTACTACAACGAAGACACGGCGGATCTGGTCACGATCAACGGACTGATCCTGTGGGGAGACCACCGCTCAGATTATCCGGTTGATATGGTCAAGCCGGTCGATTTGTCAGACAAGTGGGAAGAATCGGCACCGACAAAAGCGCAGCTGCTCGCAGCGGCTCAGTCTTACATGGATTCCAATCCAGGCTGGGAGTTGAACACCAACTTGAAGGTATCCTTCGTCGCGTTGGCAGATACGGTAGAGTACAAGAACGTTTCCGCACTCCAGCGCGTCAACCTCTGCGACACCGTGACCATCATTCACGAAGGCCTCGGTGTAAGCGCGACCGCGAAAGTGGTCAAGACCGAGTACAACGTGCTTCTGGAGCGGTACGACAGCATCGAACTGGGGACGGCATCGGTCAGCCTCGGACAGGCGATTGAGGACACGATCATCAACTCGGACACAGTGCCGACCACCTCCGAGATGCAAAGAGCTATCCAGAACGGCACAGCACTGATCACAGGGAACAGCGGCGGCTATGTGGTGCTGAAGAAGAACGCGAACGGACAGCCTGAAGAACTACTGGTCATGGACAGTCCGAATATCAACACGGCATCAAACGTGTGGAGGTGGAACAGCTCAGGCCTTGGGTTCTCTCCAAACGGATATTCCGGTCCGTACAACACCGCATGGACTTATGACGGCAAGTTCTACGTCGATTGGGTGACAGCCGGCGCAATCAATGCGGCTCTGGTGAACACCGGGACCATATCCAGCGCAGACGGCAAGGTCCAGATTGTCCTGAGTGAGACCGGAAACACTGGTCAGCTCATCGTCAACTCCAGCAACTTCAAGCTGGACGGAAGCGGCAATCTGAAGATCTCCGGCGAAGTCAATGCGACCAGCGGCAAGATCGGCGGCTCGTCTGGCCTGGTGGTCGATGCCGGGAAACTCTACTACGGCAAATCGTCCCTGACCAGCGGCGCAAGCGGATTATACATCGGCACTGATGGATTCGCACTCGGTTCACATGGGACTTCCGGAAAGAAAAAGCCGCTCCTGTGGTACGACGATAGCGCGGCGGACGAGACGATCAACGTGGTCAGGTTGAGCTTTAAGCAGACCACGAACACTTCGCCATATTACGAAGACGCGCACGACATTGTGGTCGATAACAATAAACGGCTTTATACCGGCGGCGGCTGGGAGATTGGCGGCGGAGGAAGTAGCGGTGATAGTGATGCGAGCGCGGAGTTTAACACCGAGATTCACAACTATCTTTGGGCGACCATCGCAGGCGGATCTGACCGGCGGATTAAGGAAGACATAAAAGACATAACCACGGAATCCGCTCGTGAGTTCATCAAATCAGCAAGACCTGTTTCGTTCCGGTTCACAAAGGAAAGCCTTCAGCCTGACGGAATCCATCATGGATTTGTCGCTCAGGAAATGGCAGAGTGCGTCAATGATGACTGGAATCTTGTCCCTGAGAACGAAAAAGGCATGAAATTCATTCATTATCAGGAAATCATCGCCGATCTGGTCAAGGTTGTTCAGGATCAGCAGGCGCGGATAGAAGCACTTGAAGCGGCATTAGAGGTAAAAGAATGATCACACAGACAATCAATTTGAACATGGTTCCGGGAAGCGTTTACCCGGTCATTCATGTGAGCCAGTATGACAACGACTCCGGCGCATTGAAATTCAACCTTTTCAATGGGTCGGCTTTTTCTGTTCCTGCCGGAAGCGCGGTCGTGATCAATGGCACGAAGCCGGACGGATATGGCTTCAGCTACTCCGCGACCTATTCCGGGAACGTGGTCACGGCGAATGTCACCCAGCAGATGACAGCGGTAGCCGGTGAAGTGAAGTGTGAGCTTCGGATCACGAAAAATTCCGATGTTATCGGCACCCAGAACTTCACGCTGGTGGTCGAGCCGGCTGCGCTGGACGATGACACAATCATTTCAGACAGCGATATTCCTGCGATTGCGGCGGCTGCTGATTATGCGGCATCTGCTTCCTCAAGCGCATCTGCGGCGGCGGCGAGTGCAGCTGATGCGGCGAGTACGCTGGCACAGACTAAACGGCTCGGCGGTGTCACTTCGATTTCAAACGGAACCGACCTGAACACTATGACCAGCATTGGCGAGTACCAGTTCAGCTCCAACACCGCTTCCACTCTTGTTCACTGTCCGATTACAATCGGCGGCAGGCTGACGGTTGAAGGCGGAATCGGGATCAATAGCAGCCAGTACATCCGGCAGACCATCATGAGATACAACCGGGCAGATGAGATCTTCACAAGGGTATCCGTCGACACTGGATCCAACTGGACGAACTGGTACCAGTTCAGCCTGACAGACACTGGCGCATAAGGGAGGGGAACATGGCTCAGATTATTCGGGGAACAACTCCCACCATTCAGTTCACGTTTAACGAAGTAGATGTCACGAATATTACCACCGCGATCCTGACGATCAAGCAGTACGGCGAGACGAAGCTGGAGAAGGACAAGAGCAAGGCCACGGTCGGGGACAAAACCCTGTCATGGGACCTGACTCAGGAAGAATCGCTGGCTCTGAAGTACGGAGTCTGCACGGTCATGATCAACTGGCTGCTTGCGGACGGCACACGAGGCGCGAGCCGGGTTTACAACGTAGAAGTCATTACAAATCACATTCTTGAGGTGATCGTATGAGCAATTTTGACACAGTAGTGCTTGACGGCGAAATGGGTCTGTTCACTAAGGTCCGGGAGGGCGACCTGCCGTACTATACCGGGGCGACAGAAGTCACACCTTCTGATTCGACTCAGGTTCTGGAAACCGCTGATACTATTGTCACGGAAAACATCACGATCAATCCGATCCCGGACATGGATCTGGAAGAAGTGCAGGTCACATACACGCCGGATGAGGAAGGCCAGACGGACACCATCACACCGTCGACCGGGTATGTCGGCATTGCGGAAGTGGAAGTCACCGTCGAGCCGATTGATTCTGATTACGTCGGGTCTGGAATCGCACGAAATGACAGCGACGATCTGACCGCTTCCGGGGCGACTGTCACTGTCCCTGCCGGATACTACGAGAACAGCGCAACAAAGACATTGGCGAGCGGCACCGAGGGGACACCCACGGCGACAAAGGGAACGGTCATCAACCACAGCGTGGCGGTTACTCCGAGCGTTACCAACACGGAAGGCTACATCAGCGGAGGCACCCATACAGGCACGGCGGTCACTGTTTCTGCTTCGGAGTTGGTTTCCGGCTCGCAGAACATCACGAGTAACGATACCTATGATGTAACGAATCTGGCTTCAGTTACTGTGGCTGTTCCGGGCGAAACTCCTACGCTCCAGACCAAATCGGTCAGTTACACGCCAACGGAATCAGCCCAGAGCTCAACTGTGACAGCGGATCAAGGCTATGACGGACTGGACGAGGTGAATATCAGCGTTGGGGCGATTTCCTCGTCGTATGTCGGTTCTGCTATTGATCGGCGAGACAGCACCGACCTATCTGCGTCTGGTGCCACTGTTACGGCTCCGGCTGGCTATTATGCAAACTCGGCGACGAAGAGTGTGGCGAGTGGCACTGCCGGGACACCGAGCGCAACCAAAGGCGCGGTAAGCAACCATTCCGTCAGCGTGACACCGAGCGTCACGAACACGGCTGGGTATATCTCCGGCGGAACCATCAGCGGAACGGCGGTCAGCGTAAGTGCGAGCGAGCTGGTGTCAGGAACGCTTTCAATCACTGCTCCGGGAACTTTCAATGTTGAAAACTATGCAAGCGTAGAGGTGGATATAGATATGTGGACAGAACAAACAATCTCAACGAGCGGTGCGGTCACACAGGCATTAGACCCGTATGTCCTGTATCACTTCACCGGGTCACTTACGAGCCTAACGGTCACTCTCGGACAGGCTTCCGGCATTGCGTGTTACCACTTTGATTTTGACTGCGGATCAACTGCTCCGACTGTAACGATTCCGAACACAGTCACGATGCCAGACAGCCAGACATTTGATGCCAGCAACCATTACGAAGTCGATATTCTGAATAACTATGGAGCGGTATTGTCATGGGCGATTTCTTAAGACGGCGCGAAATGCTAAAAACTGTCGGCGGCAGCGGTGTTACTCCATTGTATGAATGGAATTTCAAAACATCTCTCGTTGATAAAATTCAATCAGTTGTAGCAGGAAAAGATCAGTATTCTACAATTGATAGCTCCGGGATATATTTAAGCTCGGTTAATCAGTATATACTTCTGCCAAATGTTTATGCCAAAGACCGTACATTCTGGCTTTCGTTTTCTGACTTTGACACACGTTTATCTGGTACGCGTGGCGATAACGGAAGAATAATCTGCGCGTCGTCTGATTCGAACACATATTCAAATGGATCTGGATTTATTTTTAGAAACAACAATACGATGTCGTTTTATCTCAAAAATAACAGTGGGTGGGACACAAGTTCCGTATCAAGTGTAGGACAATTTGATTTTTTCGAAAACTCTACACTGAAAATGTATGTGGATTCAAATGGAATCGCAACT